AGTAGTGGTTGCACCGTCACAATACAAGGAGAGTGGAGAATCGTATGACTAGCAAGATAGTTGTTAATAATATACAAGCAGACGCTGGGGTTTCTACGGTTACTTTTGGTAGTGAGATATCAGCAAGTAGGGTTACCACCAGCAGTGGGCAGTTTACTGTAGGCACTGGTGCTTCTGTGTATTCTCCAGCGACTAATGTATTATCTCTGGGAACCAATAATACAGAGAAAGTTCGTATAGATTCCAGTGGTAACTTTAATCTTGTGAATACTGCGGGAATAATGACCGCTTTTAAATATGAGACTCCAGCATTAATCAACAATCATTTTAAAAGTCAAAGCACAACAGCAGGTGCTTATGTAAGAATGTATGCTGCTGCTAGTAGTGGACAATGGGATATCTATGGTAATGGGGCAAACCTAAGATTTAGTGATAATGCTAGTTCTGGAAATATCCAGATGGATAGACCATTATCAATGAATAGTCAAAATATTATAATGAGTAGTGGTTATGGTATAGACTTCTCTGCGACATCTAACAGTTCAGGAACAATGACTTCCGAATTGTTGAGTGATTATGAGGAAGGGACTTGGACTCCAATAGCAGCTGCCAACTCAGGTACAATAACTTCATATACTTCCTCTGGTAGATATACAAAAATAGGAAGACAAGTTGTTGTAAAGTTTACTATTAGTATTAGCAATCAAGGAACTGCGAGTGGACAATATCTTATTTTTTCTGGTTTGCCGTTTCTTGCTTCAAATACATGGACAAATATTGGTGTTTGTAGAGAGCAAAATGTTAATGGTTTCTTATCTACTGCTCAAATCAATGGAAATGCTACAAATGGATCAATACTTCGTTACGATAATAGTGGTGTAATTGTTAATGGTACTTTCCAATGTACAATTTGTTATGATGTTGACTGATTAATAAATACTCTCTCATCATCACAAGACATAAATACCTAAAAAACTCACACTATGGCGAGTAATCTTCGTGTAGACCAGATATTACCATCAACCAGCACCAATGTTGCGATTGGAACTGCGACTGGAAGTGTAACGTTAGTAGGTTCAGTATCTGGCACAAGCATTACAAATAGTGGTGTTACGACTGTTGCTGCTGGAAGTGCTAGTGCCCCATCCATAAGTCCAAGTGGGGATTCAAACACCGGTATATTCTTTCCTGCTGCTGATACCATTGCGTTCGCTGAAGGTGGTGTAGAAGCATTAAGAATTAATAGTAGTGCTAATATTGGTATAGGAACTACAAGTTCTCCACTAAAATTAACTGTAGTTGGAAACATAAAGGCTGGTTATGAAGCAAATACTGGACTCGTTTTAGGTTTAACCCCAGTTGGTGTTCCAGTAAATGATGTAAATGCATATATCCTTTGGGGAGATAATGCTTCATTTGGCGGAGAAAATGGAGATTTGATTTATATTCCTAGAACAAGTACCACTGGGGCACATAGATTTTATACTGGTAACACTACACCAACGGAAAAATTTAAAATAGATTCTTCTGGCAATGTAAGTATTAACAACGGAAACCTAGTCTTTTCAACAGCAGGAAAAGGTATAGACTTCTCTGCTACTACCAACAGTTCAGGAACAATGTCTTCTGAGTTGTTGAGTGATTATGAGGAAGGGACTTGGACGCCGGCTTTAGGAGGAGCCGCAACTGCGACGTACACAAGCCGCACAGGTACATATACAAAAATTGGCAATAGGGTAATTTTGTTTTTTGAAATTAAACTAGCAACACTGAGTGGTTCGGGAACTACATGGCTCACAGGAAATCCTTTTACGCCAAGCGGGGACGATGGAGACACTGGTGTTGTTGCTATAACTTCAGGAGGATCTGGGGCAGCTTCTAGTTTTTGTATGGTTTTTAGTGGTGACACAAATATCTATACATACACACAAGGATCAACTGTTAGATCAAATTGGCAAGTCTCAATTTTAACTGGATCTGCCGTATTTAGCGGTACAGTTGTTTATAAAACCGCTTAAAAAATAAATACTTAATTGCATACAACTCAAGCCCGCAACGGCTCAAAACTACGCCTAAACCTGTCTTATTCGGAGAATAACCCTAATGGCACTTGAAGAAAAATCAGTGGTAGATAAGATTGAAATTTTACTCGCAGGGCAAATACAAGTTCGCAGAAGAGACCAATTTCTCAAAGACGGAACTGAAATTGCTGCTACTTACCATAGACACGTATTAAGTCCTGGTGACGACCTCACAAATGAGGACCCAAGAGTCGTAGCAATCGCAGAAGCAACCTGGACTCCAGAAGTCATTGCTGCTTATCAAGCATCAGTAGAAGCTTCTATAACTCTTTGATTATAACTTCTCTTCAACGGCAACAAACCGAGTCTACTGATAAAATCATACTTTGTCAACCCCTTGACACCTGACTCAAAACCCCTTATAATATCAAGGTCTTCAACATCCTTGTAACTTTGGGAATGAAGACCCTCTCTGTGGTGGGAGAGGTGAGTTGGTGGTATAATAAGGAGGGTTTTTATACCCTCCTTTTTTCTATTATAAATTAATATAAAAATTATAACAAATTATGAATTTTACTGTATATTCTAAAGAGAATTGCCCATATTGCTACAAGGTCAAACAAGTTCTTGAGTTGACAGGAAGTAACTTTGTAGTATATAATCTCAATGAGCATTTTACCAGAGATGAGTTTTATGCCGAGTTTGGCGAAGGCTCTACTTTCCCACAAGTTATCTGTGATGAACAAAAATTAGGAGGATCAGTTGACACAATCAAATTCCTCAAGGAAAAACAAATCATCAAATCCTGACCTAAATAAAAAGGAAGACCACTTTAATCGTGGTGTTGAAATTATACTTAATGGAGGCAAAAGAAAGCAGACTCAACCGTTTCACATCATCTTTGAGAAGATGGTTTGCTTTCTAAATCGGGAGGTAACCATCTATTTTGAGTTTTCCTTTAGATCAAGGAAGAAAAAGTAGTTTCCCGGAGCAAACACATGTTAGCAATCAGTTTAGTATTCGGTTCTTTTCTAACAGTATTGTTTCTGATTGTGGGAGTAATGCTTGGTTGGGTTGCCAGAGAATACATGATGAATCACCAAGAAGGTCCAAAACAAATTGCATACCATCCAGAGTTTTATGATAAGGATGGTGAGTTAATCGATCAAGAAATCGTATCAGTACGATTTGAGCAAGGATACTTTGAAGATGAGTTTGAAGTAGAGGAAGACGAAGAATAGTCAATAAATAACTTTAACATTATTCAACATTTTGTTCATCATATGACTACGACAACTAAAGCAAAAACACCCGTTAAAAAGACCACTTCAAAGGCAACTACTGCTAGAGTTACTGCAACTCCAAGTTTGCCAAACAACCCGTTTGTCTTTGAAGTATTAGATATTGTATCAAGACAAAAAACAAATTCCAAGAAGGTAGAAATTCTTAGAAAGTATGAGCATGTCGCATTGAAATCAATCTTTATTTGGAATTTTGATGAATCAGTAATTTCAATGCTTCCAGAAGGTGCGGTGCCATATTCTGGATACTCAGACCAAACTTCTTACAGCGGGTCTCTTACAACGAAGATTTCTGAAGAAGTTCGTAAGATGCACGAAACTGGATCTTTTTCAATCGGATCGAGTGATAAGCAAGGGCATACCACAATTAGTAGAGAATACAAAAACTTTTATCATTTCATCAAAGGTGGTAATGATTCGTTGAATAATATTCGTCGTGAGACAATGTTTATTAATATCCTTGAAGGTCTTCATCCTCTTGAAGCAGAAATTCTTTGCCTGGTGAAAGATAAAAAGTTGAATACAAAATATAATCTTACAAAAGAAATTGTTGCTGAAGCGTATTCAGACATTCAGTGGGGCGGTAGAAGTTAATCTAAATTTTTGAAGTTATTATCATGGAAAAAAATCTTATAGAAAAACCAAAGATGCCATCAGATAAAGGAGAGGCGCCCAATAAAGATTTAAACCATACCTGGACTCCCGAAGAAAAGGAATTGTTTAAATCAAAATATGGGTGTGAAGTTATCAAACAAAACTGTACTCTAGAAGAAGCAAAAGACAGTCAAGTTCCAACTGATGCTTACATAGTCACTTATCAAATTGATGGTAAAACTTGTTATGATTTAACACGCTGTGGAAAGAGATCTAATCTGTTTGATATGTATTACGATAATCTCGGTCCAGTAGTTCGTAATATTGACTGGGGTTATGGAAAGATTAATCCAAAACTCTGGGGATATCAGGCACCCGAAAAGAAAAAGCGTAAGTGATTCCCCAGAAGGGGCAAAAAATTACGGCAAAATTTTCTCACGCGAAGATTTTATAAATTTGTATCGTATGATACAAATCATACTTGATAAATATCCACGAAAGGGAGTATAATACTCTCATCGTTCATCTGGGAAACCAGACGGAAGTAAGCCGACTCGGAACGGATTAAAACCTACTTATAGGTCGTTCATCTATGGAAGCAATCATTCTTACTTGTTTACAGGCACAATTAATGGCAGGAAGAGTTCTTAAACAGGACATTCCCAATCAAGCAAAGAATGATATTATTTGGGAGATCAAACAGATTTCTCCAAAAACTTGCCCCATAGACGCAAAAGCCGACTGAAGGAACGCTCTTTAACCTAAAAAACTAAGGAGAAAACCAATGAGTCGTGTAGTGTATAGAGGTGTTGAATACGATAC